TAATAATTTTAATATCTCGGTGGCTGTTACTAATGAATTCTTAGAAGCGGTGGAGTTGGATGAGGATTGGGTGTTTACTTTTAATAATAAGAAGTATATTACCTTTGATGCGAGGAGAACTAATCCTGAAACCAAGACTGATGATATTGTGAGTGTGGTGGGGACGAGCAAAGAAGATGCATTCAATAGAGCTACTAATTTCCACAAAGATCACTGGCTCGATGAGTTCGAGATAATAGCTGAGAATAATATAAAAGCTAAAAAATTATGGGATATAATTTGGGAAAATTCTGTTGAGTCGGGGGACCCTGGTATATATAACATAAGCCTCGCCAACAGCTACACAAACGTATCCTACTTCGAAAAACTAGATTCTACCAACCCTTGTGGAGAAATACCTCTTCCTAGTTATGGAAACTGCTGCCTTGGAAATATCAATCTTGCAAATATGTATGATGGTGATAGTGGGGATGTGGATTGGAAGCGCCTTGCTCGCAATGTTAGAATCGGTGTTAGGTTTCTTGACAACGTTCTTACGGTGAATCATTTTCCTACGCATGAGTGTAAAGAGGTGGGTCAACGCTCTCGCCGCATCGGCTTGGGTGTAACTGGGCTACACTATCTTTTAATTAAACTTGGTATTAGGTACGGGTCAGAGAAGTGTCTTGAGTTCTTGGAGCGTTTGTTCGCTACCATCAGGGATGAGGCTTACAAGCAATCAGTCTACCTCGCCCGAGACAAGACCCCTTTCCCCGAGTTCGATTCGTCCAAATATTTGAAGGAGGAGTTTGCTAAGACTCTGCCTGCTCGTATCCGTATGTTAATCAAGTCTCATGGGATTCGTAACGCAGTGATGCTTACTATTCCTCCCTGCGGGACTACCAGTATGCTTATGGGAGTATCCACAGGGATTGAGCCCATCTTTGCTCCTATGTACTTGAGACGGTGGAGGCACGCTAACACTTGGAAGGAACAGATGGTTGTAGATCCTCTTCTAAAAGAATATTTTGACAGTGGAAAATTGGAAGAAGCTAAAGAAGTTTTTGTCGGTGCCTATGATGTTAAGCCTGAGGAACATTTGAAAGTGCAAGCTACCATCCAACGCTATGTAGATAACTGTTTAAGCAAAACTATTAATTTACCTGAGGATGCATCTCCTCAAGACTTTAATGAGTCTGCTCTGGAGCACGTTTCATACTTAAAGGGTCTAACTATTTATCGAGCAGGGTCTAAAGGAAATGAACCTTTAACTGCTCTTTCTCTCACAGAAGAGAATATTAATACCTATCTAAGACTAGATACAGTAGAGGAGTCCGTGCAATCAGGAGATGCCTGTTCTATAGCAGGCGGAGAGTGCGGGGAGTAAATATGCCACAATATACATGGGCTTGCCATAAATGCGAGACGTACTGGGAGCGCGACTACAAAATGGGGAAGGCTCCCGAACAAACTAAATGTCCTGAGTGCAAGAAAAAGTGTGGGCGTAGCTATGATACCCCAAGCTTGCGTTTTATTGGCCCAGGGTTTTATGTTAATGATTACGGTAAAAATACTGCCACCCATAAGAATGCTAAGGGAGCCTGTGATGAATTTATAGAAGGAGCCAAGAAGAGTTCTGAGGAAAGAATGAAAACGGGTTTCCAAAACTATAAGGTATACACCCCAGACTTCGATAGGCTAGAAGAACAAGGACTAGTAAAGAAAACACAGGGAGCTAGAGATAAGGTGATAAATCATAATGCTGCAAAGCATAGAGCGGTGGCAACACAACTGTACGAAAAATCAGGGATAGTTCCCGAGAAACAAGAAAAAACAAACGTAGACTTAATGACAGTACCAGATAAAGAGGGGTTAGAGTAATGTATCCATTTTCTTCCAATGTGCAGCGTGGTATACTTTATCTTCTTAAAGATAACCACGATTTTTTCACTCAAATATCATCTTTGATAAAGTCTGAATATTTTGAGTATCCTACTCATGCAAGGATATACGAGACGGTACAGAAATATTACACTGAATATTTGATGCTACCGACAGACGATTTTATCGTAGAGGATATAAGAAAAGAAATCGGAGATAACGGTAAGATTTCGGACTATGTGGAAGAACTGGAGGATATTAATGCCATCAGCCCTGAGTCTATTGAGAATAAAGAGTACGTTTTAGATTTGGTCGAAGATTTCGCTAAGAAGGAAGCATTGAAGTCGGCCATTAAGGATAGTATCATTCATTTAAAGAATGAGAACTATGGGGCCATAGAAGGCAATATTCGTGAAGCACTCACAATCTCCCGTCAGGTGGATGTGGGCCAAAAATATTTTTCTGAAGTTTCGGATCGTTTTAAGAGACTATATGAGCTTCCTGAAGCTGAACGAGATGTGTTTAAGAGCATGGTTCCTACTCTTAACCGTGCCGTAGAAGGAGGTCTCCAGCGTAAAGAGATAGCTATGGTCGTCGCCCCTCCTGGGGTAGGTAAGTCTTTGTTTCTTGCCAATCAGTGTGTTCAGTCTATGATGGAAAATCGCAAGGTCCTCTATATTTCTATGGAAATGAGTGAGGATCGCGTGGCTCAACGACTGGACTCTATTGCCTCTTTAATCCCTCAACGTAAAATGAAAACTGACCCCACTTCTCTTATTAAGGTCAAAGAGAGGTTAAATATTTTTAAGAAGAAATTTTCTGAGGGGGATTTGGTGATAAAAGAGCTACCCTGCGGCGTCACCACGGTGCATGGAATTAGAGCACTCCTAAGTATTTTACGAAACCATGAGAGGTTTGAGCCAGATGTTATAATCGTGGATTATATTGGTTTGCTGAAAGCTGGCGACAAGGGCATGGCGAAGTACGAGGCTATGGAACAAATAGTGTCAGATTTGCGTGGGATAGCCCAAGAGAACAACTGCGTGATTTGGACCGCAACCCAGACTAATCGCCAGGGGCGTAATGTGAGGTTAATCACCGATTCAGAGCTTGGAGATTCTTATGGACAAGTAAGACCTGTTGACCTCGCTGTATCTCTGAATCAAACCAGGGAAGAATATGAGGAGGGCACTATGCGGCTATACGCCATGAAGGTTAGGAACGGGCGAGCATTCTTCACTGTCCCCCTAAGTATTAATTACAGTACACTGAGGATCGAAGAAGGGAAGGATGATGTCGAAGAAGAAATGTGAGCTTTTAAAGAAAGTTGATGGATTACATTTTAATGCAGGATTTAGAAAATTTAATATTGAGGTAAAAGAAAATCTTTTAGATGGAGGATCTCTATGTTGGGGGTCTACAGACTTCGACTTATGCACTATATACTTAAGAGCAGAAGCAGATCATGATACAGCACGAGAGACGCTTATTCATGAAATAGTACATGTAATATTATCCGTAAGTGGTTTCGGAGGATATGACGCAGACGAGATGGGTGGAGAATTTCCTGACGGGTATATTGCTCCAACCAATAATGAACATCTTACTTTATGTATAAGTAGGGGTTTCATGTGTGCTTTTAATTTAAATAAGGAATTATTTGAGATACTTTTAGAAGAAGGACAATAAAATGCCATCACCAAATGGAGCAATGAAATCAAGATCAGCGACCAACTACGCAGGAGTAGGGGCTATAGAACACATAGCAGTGAGCGTGGACCAAGCAGGGGTAATTGAGGTTAAAGCGCCAGCCGACTTAACCGCAGGCATGAGGATAAAAGTATGTGCCCTCAACCTAACCCCTAGTGACACGGCTGCTGATTTTCAGTTAGTAACTTCAGGGGCTAGTAATACCGCATTAACAGGTATAATGGGAGGTCTAGCTGGTATACCTGTTACTCTGCCCTTAGATATACCTTTCGGCTATGCCACTACTAATGCGAATGAATCTTTGGCTATTTCTAGTGTAATAGGAGTAGCAGGTACTCTAGTTGTCAAGCAAGTATATTAGGGAGATAACATGAGTTCTTTAGCCGATAAAATTAAGAACATCAAGGTGTTCTTTGAACAGGAAACAGAAACGTCCGTTAGAAGCGACGATGACCAGAGGACCATCAGGAAGATTGAGAGTGGATTCAAAAAGGGCAAAGGGGGTAAATGGGTTAAGGACCCTACATTTAAACCCCAGCCCGACCCTGGCCCTCCTGAGAAACAGAAATCATTTTGAGGTAATTATGAGAAAACTTAAGATTTTGTTCATGGTTTTGTTAACGGCTGCTATAGTAAGTGGGTGTAATGTTACGCTGAGAACTCTTACAGGTCGCAGACCAGTTTACCGTTACCCTGTGTATGAGGTGTGTCCACCTGTACACCATCATTATTATTCTTATAGACATTACCCGAGACGCTGATGCTAAACATTTTAAAAGCCTACGAAGATTTTACATGGGAAAACTTTACACTCATAGGAAAAGAACTAAGCGACATAGACAGAGAAAACATCAACGGAGAACTAGCCCATCACCCAGTACTGTTCCAGCAGTATGTGTCACTTCTCGCTCTCTCTAAAAGACAGTTGGATGAGCTTGCTGCGGACCTTAACATGACAACTTCACGTATAAGGAAGGAACATAAACGAGCATCATTTCCAAAGAAGATGACAGCCAAGGATTTAGATGATTTGGTATTTATAGATTCTGAATATGTCCAAGCGGTGGAGAAGGTAACAGAGGCTACCCATCGTTATTTAATGGTAAAAGGTATGGTTTCTACTATGGAGCATAAAAAGGATTGTCTTATTCAGCTATCCTCCAACAGTAGACAAGAGACCAGACTTTATTCATAAATTTTTTTAAAGCTCTGCTATAACAAAGTAACTATTTTAACAGGAGAACAAAATGGCAATAGACCTTGAAGCAATTCGGCGTAAACATGAGGAAATCTCAAGCGGACCTGGGGGTGGAGACTCCTCTTTCCTTGACAACTTTATTCAACTCCAAGAGGGCAACAATGTAGTTCGCATCCTTCCTGGCAAGGATGAGGAGACTCAGTTCTATGCTGAGACTAAGATCCATAGAATTATGAACGCGGATAGCAAGATCCGTAATGTCCACTGTCGGAAGATTCATGGGGAGAAGTGTACTCTTTGTGACCTCTACTTCGGTCTGTGGAAGACTGGGGTTGCGGATGACGAGACCCTGGCAAGACAGATCAAGGGGCGTTCTCGGTATTATATGAACGTGGTGGATAGGGAGACGGGGAAGGTGAAGATCCTTTCCATAGGTATTATGATCTTCCAGAAGCTTCTCAATACCATCCTCGATGAGGATTACGGGGACATCACTGACCTTAAGACTGGTCATGATTTCAAGATTATCAAGGTGATGGAGGGGCAGTTTCCCAAGTATGATCAATCACAAGCACGTCCCAAGCCCAGCGAAGCAGGCTCTAAGGCTGAAATGGCTGAGTGGATGGATTCTCTTCATGATGTTCACGGTTTAGTGAAGCTGGAAGAGTATGAGGATGTTCTCGCTGTTTCGGAGGAAATTACTCCTCCGTCTATGCGTTCACGGGTGCTAACTGAGGCACCTGGAAAAGCGGGCTCAGATGATGAGTTCCTTAACAAGATGCAGAGTTAGGAAATAAATTATGGAATGGGTATATTCATTATTAACCTCTGAGGCAGTATGGACTCTATTAGGAGTCCTCCTTACTGGCCTCTTAGGCTTTCTATGGCGTTTATTGGCGCGGCTAGGAGTAGAGACAGAAGCTGTTGATACTCTGCGTAATGCAGTCTCCCTTGTGGGAGATGATTTTGTTGTGTGGCGTAAGCGGGCCAATGAAGATGGAAAGTTGACAGCAGGTGAGCGTACAGAAGCTAGAGACCTTGCTATTGCTAAGGCTCATGCATTAGCTACTGGACCTGTTGCTAGACTGCTAACTAAGTGGGGGGTACAGAAGCTATCTGCCCTCATTACTCGTGTCGTTCAAGGAGATAAGTGATATGAGAAAAATAGCAACTGTTTTAGCGTTTGTATCTATGTTTAGTTTGTGTGGGTGTATGGGGCTGGTCCCATTGGGCGAAGCCGTAGATGACATGGTAGTGGATTTTATTCCTGGTGATGCAAAGCCTGAATTCAATTTCCCGTTTGTGGGAGACCTACATGATCCTGGCTTGAGCTTTATGGACGTGTTCCTCCCCTGGACATGGTTCAATGGCTGGACTTTCGAGAGCGAAGCAGAGTAGATGAAGTGGTTAATAAACCTGCTTACATCTTTTTTCAAGGTATCCCTACCTTTCCTATGGGAGAAATTAAATGGTCCTGAC